CTACTTTCCGGCCGGCTTCCAGCCGCAGTTCTTGCCGCCAGCGAGGTTGTGCGTCAAGATCGCGCGCGCGGTATCGTCGCTCAGGATATCCGTCTTGCTGACGTAGATCGGCTTCGTCCAGTCGCACGCGGTGTCCGTCACCCGGGTCTTGACGACGATCTGCGGCTCACACGATGCTGCCGACTTAGTCGCGGGACCATCCGTCGCGCAGCTGCTGTTCAGCGCCGCCAGCAGGCAGAGCGCCAACGTTCGTTTCTGCATCGTTTCTCTCCTTTGCAGCGGCCGCGCCGGCTTGCGCCGCGTCGGCATTCGCCTGGGCTTCCGCATTCGCGGACTGTGCAACCTGCTCGCGCGCAGCTGCGGCGGTCGCCTGCGCTTCGGCAGTCTTCTGCCCGGCCTGAGCGGTCGCCGTGCGGGCTTGCTGATGTCGGAACATGCCGAACAGCACGCCCGCCACCGCGAGCAGCCACGGGCCGAATTTCAGCAGGATGGGAATGATCGTCATGACGCGCTCCAATGGCCGGTGAGGAAGAGATCGCGCTCAGCTGCGCGCCGGCGCACGAGACCGGGCTGCACGACGCCGCCCGCGCGGTTCCACGCGGGAAACTGATCGGCCGCGCCAGCGAAGTCGCCGATGTTCAGATGCCGCAAGAGCGTCGATGGCTGGCCGCTGGCGAGCGTGATGATGCCATCGCGCCCTGGATCGCCTGCTCGCCGCGCGCGGCCGGCCCCAACGTTGTTCACGATGCTCGTCATGGCCGCCTTCTGCTGCGCCGACAGTTGCACGCGCGCGGCCTGGTCGATGAGCGCTGCCGCGGCGCGCAGGTTCGCGTCGTGGCGCGCGTCGGCGGTCGCCTGCGTCCAGACCGTACCCTCGCGCACATCCGGCCCGGTCGAGCCCCATCCGCACGTCCACGGCGCGCCACTCAGCGCGCGCAGCGCGGGGTCGCTCGGGATCGGCGCGCCGCCGAGCACCTTGTACCAGAGGCCGCGCGCCTGCAGTGCTTTGCCGAGTGGCGACGCCGGGTCAGGATAGGCGGTCAGGTAGCAGCTTTCGAAGTGCTGCGACAGCGGACGGCAGAGCGCGAGCCACGCGTCGTCATCTGCATCGGATGGAACGTTTTTCGGTACAGCCGGCGCGATTTCCGCCCCACCCATCGCGAAACTCGTATCAGGAGCGGCTGGAAGTGGTGCAGTAGGATCCTGGATGTCCGTTTTCGTCGACTCGATCGAGGACGTCGGCACGTCGACGACCGGCGCCGGGTTCATGCCGAACAGCCGCGCGAGCGCGCCGAAGAGATCACTGAGCCCCATCGCCCCCTCCCTTCGCCGTGAACTCGATCACACGGGCGATCATCGCGAGCACGACGCCAGCCGCCGGCCAGAACGTCTGTGGGATGCTCGGGAAGTACGTCTGCACGTAGGGGTAAATGCTCGGCCAGTTGTCGGCCAGCATCTGCGCGAGGTGCGGCGCCGCGGCGAGCAGCGCGCTCAGCGCGAACATGATGCGCATCTCGCTCCACTTCCATGCCTCCCTCCAGTCTTCAACGAGTCGGATGCTCATGACGGTTCCCCCTTCGGAAAGAGCTTCTCTTTGATCTGAAGCCAAATCAGGATCAGTGATGACAGACCGACGAACCATGCGATGTCATGGCCCGCAAGCCAATTCCAAGCGGCAATGGCGAGCCCTCCCGGACCTGCGATCGGCGCCGATGCATTCAGGACGGCGCTTGCCGCGCTGGCGATGATTTCCTTGCTCATTAATGCCACTCCACAGTCAGTCGAGCCGTGTTCGACACGTTGAGTGCGCCTCCCGAAAGCTGCTGCACCTGCGCCGTGATGATCTGGCCCGGCGTTACCGGAATGACGCCAGAACAAACCGACGTTTGTGACGTGCCGCTGGAATTTCTCTGATCGGATGCGACCGGTGCCCCCGCCAGGTAAATACCTGCATAGCGTTGACCCGTCGCGTTGTTATCCCACGAGAGATTGAGGGTAATCGTTGCCCATTTGATATTGTTCGGGACAACGATGTTTGTCGGAGTACCGGATTGCCAACCAGCGAGCCGATCGTATTGCGAACCAGCCCATGAGAGCGCCGTCACCGTGTTGTTCGGAATCGATTGCAGCGCGCTCAGATAGCAGTTCGTAATCGCAGGCTGAGAACCCCACGTCATCAGGCCGAGGCGGTTCGCGAAATCCAGCGAATCGCCGAAGATCGAGATGTCCGCGCCGTTGCCGACCACCACCTGCTGAAGCACCGTATAACCCGGCAAATTGCCTGAGCGGCACCAGGCGCCATGTCCGAAGCTCGGCAGATTGCTGCTGCTGATCGGGTTGATCGTCGTGAGCACTTCGGTAATGCCCACACATGCGTAGAAGAAGTGGTTCTGCGCGAGCGATCCCGGATAGGCGGTCGAGATCGGATTCGAGCCGGTATCAGATGCATGCAGCGCAAGCGTCCCGTTCCATCGGCAGTTGAAAAAGGTGTTGTCGTCAGAGTTTTCGATATTGACGTGACGGCTCGTATAGTCCGAATTGAACCACTGGCAGTTCTTGAAAATGCACTGATTCACGCCGCCTTTCAGGCCATTGCCATACATCAGCACGGATTTCGCCGTGTTGCCGGTGATCTTCGCAGTCGACACCACCCAGTTGTCGAACTCGCACAATGAGAGCGATGTGTTCGTGCCCGAGCCGCCGTTGTAGAGGTCATTGACCGTTACACCGAGCGAAACACCGAGCGTGGTGTGCTGCACGACGGACCAGTCGGCATAGCGCGCGCCCCGCGTCGAGATAATCTTGACGCCCTGCTGCGCAATATTGTTGCAATCGAACATGATGCCTTCGATGCCGCCGCCCTCGAGCGGCGCGCTCACCGGAGACACGACGTCTGGCGGGCTGATCGTCAGCATGGTCGCAGCGGCGACGCCGTTCCAGACAATCCGAGTTCCGGCCGCCGCGACGATATTGGCCCACGAATTTTGAAAGGGCTGGTTGCCATCAAATGCGCCGCCATAGCCCTTCAGTCGAATGTACGGCGTACTGATCACGATCGGCTGCGAGATGGTCACCGCGCCGCGCGGAAGCAGCACTGTGCCGCCCGTTCCATTCGCGAGATAATTGATCGCGCGCTGGATTGCATTCGTGAAATCGAGGTCACCGATCTGAAAATAGTCGGCAGCCGAGATGGTTTCGTAGAGTTTCTGTGCAACCGTGCGCGGCGCTGCGCCCGTCCCCTGCTGTGTGAAGCCAAGAAGGGATGACGAGTTGGTGCTGGTCATCTGACGATATGTCACATAATCGCCAGCTGACACGCCGTCAGCCGCGCCCGTAATCTTGAAGCCGTTCATCGGGAGATTGGCGGTCGGCAACCCCTGCCCATCTCTCGTCACGCAATTCGACAGCCCATTCGCGATGTCCTGTTCCTGGGTCATCATGCGCAACGAGCTAATATTCACTTGATTCGCGGCGTCGGTCTGCCAGTTAAAAACCAAATTAAATACGCCGTTTCCGTTAAATGGCATGGTGAACCCCTATGCAAAATTCGATGACTGCCTTGGCTCCGTTGATGGCGCTGCTCATGTACGTGATCCTCAAATCAGGGGTTTCCGCTTGGCGTGCGCGGCGCCGCATTCAAAAGGAGCGCTCCAACAGCTCGTTGCTGCGCCGCATTACCCGTCGCCGGGACGGCATCTGAGAGGCGCGCGGCCAGTGCGCGATTCACGAACATCCGATTTCCTGCGTTGTCGATCAGGCCTCCGACATACGGGAGATGCCGCAGGCCGTTCCCTACCAGGGCGCCGAGCGCGGAAGCAGTATTCGAGGTGTTGACCGGCGATGCTGCCGGGAACGCATTCATGTAGGCGCCCACGCGGCCGATCGTATTGAGTTGGCCGATCTCATCGGGCGAGAAGAAAGCGGAGAGCTTCGTCGGGCCGAAAGCCTGCATCTGCTGCATGTATGGCGACGGATTGAATCGCGCATCACCGGCTGGATTCGCACCGAACCCCTTCGCGACAAGCTGCGCGCCGATCTGGCTGCGCGCCGTGGCGAGCGCATCGGGTGCGTGCTCGCGCAGCAGGCTCGCCAGAGCGACGACATCATCCGTCTTGCCGCCGATGATGAAGCGCCGCACGAAGTCATCGGCCGATACGCGATCGGCGGCCGCGGCCTCGAGCGCGGGGATCTGCTCCTGCAGCGCGAAGCGTTGCGCGGCCAGTTGGCGTGCGGGAGCGTAGACGCCGCCCTGATCATCGGCCGACAGAATCGCGTTCTTTACGCTGGTGCGCAGCTGGCCGAGCGCCGCATTCGTCGCTGGATCGTTGCTGGCATTGGCATTGATGACCTTCAGCAGGTTCTCGGCATTCTCGATCGTGAATGTCTTCTGCTGTGTGCCGCCCATCAGCCCGAGCTGATTGAAGTTGTTGCGCACGCCGCTCGGCACCTTGTCGCCGAAATCGTTGAGCACTTGCGCATAATCCTGAGCGACGCCCGTCAGCGGCACGTCGAGGTTCTTGCCGCTCGATGCGCGCGCCGCCGCGTAGGCGTCGCTCACCTGCTGTGACATCTGGTTGTCGATCGACTGAAGCGACGAGCGAATCGCGCTGCCAGCCGAATAAGCATCGGCCGGCGTGCCCGCGAGCCCATAGAGCGCCTGCTGTAGCTGCGTGTTCTGCTGGTTCAGACGGTTGGCGATCGGCGCGCCCGTTGACGTGCCGCGAATATTCAGCTCGCGCGCATACTGCATCGGGTCGCGCGTGATCTGCCCGAGCGTCGGGTCGATGCCGAGGTTCTGGAAGTCAACCGCGCGCATGGCCGCGGCTGGATCGACCTGCGGATTGTCCTGGATCGCCTGCGTAACTTGGCGCCGCAGTGGCTGGAAGTTGCCGAACTGGTTGCTCGCGGTCGACGATTGCGGCGCGGCACCTACCACCGGCGACGGCGTCGGCCCATACGACTGCCGCGCGGCGGGCCCCATCTCGTTCATCGCTCGCTCGATCCCAGAATCCGCGCGCGCCTCGGCAGCGGCCTGCGGAATCGGAGCAGTCGGCATCATTCGTGCGCCAGCCGCGCGCAGCGCCGCCGTAGCCCCGGAAGCCGCTGCAACACCGGCACCGGCGCCGAGCAGTCCCGCGCCGATCTGTACAGGAGCAGGCAGTCCGAGCTCGCGCGCAGTGCCAGAGCCGAGTCCCGAGCCGGCTGCGCCGGCCAGTTGCATGCCGGGCATTGCCTGCAGGCTGCGCCCGACTGCCTGCATGGTCGGCGAAGCAGCGTTCCCTAGGACCGATCCGATACCGATCGCCGCGCGGCCGATTCCGGCGGTCGGCGCGACGCCCGCCATCGCCGATGCCGCGTCTTGCACAACGCGCTCAGTCGCGTTCTGTGGCTGCGGCAGCCCGACGGCGTTCTCGATGTTCTGGACTGATTGCGAGACGGGCTGCAGATGCGGCAGAAGCATCGACTGCTGACCAGTGGCCGTGCCAGGCAGATTCGAGCCGGCGACCTTCGCATATAGCGCATTCACCGGATCGGCGATCAGATGGTTGTAACCAGCATTCAGCGCGTCGCCGAGCATTGCCGGCAACGCAGTAATGCCCGTCACGCCGGCGCGTGCGGTGAGGCCGGCCTGTCGCGCAAGCTCGGCGCCGGTCGAGCGCGGCGCCGCGGCAGCTGGTGCCGGCGCGGCCGCGGGGGATCCATTCACATCGGCGAGAAACTGCGCGGCGAGCCCGGTCGGCGCGGAAGTGCCAGCCGCCGGTGCGCCGCTCGCCGGCGCAGTGCCCGCATCCTTCATGAACTGAGCGGCGAAGTCCGTCACTTGAGCGCCCCCAGCTGTTGCAGCGCCTGGATCTTCCCGACGATGCCCGGATCCTGCGCGATCAGGTTCTTCGCGAATACGGCGCGCGCCACCGGATCTTTGATGCCGGTGTACTGGAAGATGCGCGGATCGGCGTTCTGGTCGAACGTCAGCTCCGCGTTGGTATAGCCGGCCGCATCATTCGCATTGCGCAGCGGCGCGAGCACGCGCGCTTTCGCCTGGACCATCTGCTGCGCGCCAATCAGGTTGTCGGCCGCTTCGTTGATGGCGCCCTGCGTCATGTGCGAATTCGGATAGGCCGATTGCAGGATCGCGCGCGCGGCATCGGTGCCCATGCCGCCCTGGCCGAGCCGCGCGGTGATTTGGTTGGAGTATTTGTTGAGCAGATCGTTGGCCGTCGTCATGTCGGTCGCGCGCTCGCTGCCGGCCAGCGCCAGCAGGCTATTCGCATATGCGAGCCGATCGGACTGCGGACCGACGATCGCCTTTCCGGCCAGCGTCTTGATGTTCTGCAGGTTCGAGATGACGCTCTGCGCTTGTTGGTTCTGCGCCGTCAGGTCGCTCCATTTCTTCGACAGTTCGCCCTGCTGATTCGTCGACGCGGCGCTCGCTCCGGCCACGACGCCCGGCGGCTGTGCCGCATAGATCGCACCGCCGCCAGCAGCCGATGCCGCACCCGCACGCCGCGCGATGTCGCTGACATAGGAGGCGACCGTCTTGCCATTGCTGTCCGCGACGTTCTTCAGGTACGGCGTCGGGCTCCCCGCCGGCGCGACGTTACCCTCGCCCGAGAAATAGGCCGTCGCAATCCGGCCGAGGTCGCCGCCATAGTCCTGATTGAACTTCGCGAGCATGCGCTGTGCGACCGCATTGCGATCGGCAACGTTGTTCCACGACTCGCCCTGCTGCGCGAAACGATCGAAGGTCGGCTTCTGGATCTGGAACGGGTTGTCCGGCGCGGTCTTGCCGCCGCTCGTCTCCTGCTGCAGGAAGATCTGCGAGAGGTTCGGCACGCCCCCTGCGGCCGCGCCAGCGCCCCCCATCGCCGCCGCAGTGCGATTCGTGACGGGCAGAGGATTGCCCGCCGCGTCGAAGCCCGCATACGGGAGCGCCGCACCTTCGCCGGCCGTGCGCGCTTGTGCTGCGCTCGCGATCGCGTCGGCAGCACCGCGCAGCGGTGCGACGCCGGCGAGATTGCCGGACGCATCGAAGACCGGCTGCGCGCCGTCGGGCACATTCGGCGAATAGTAGAGCGGCTGGTTCGTGCGTGGATCGCGCGCGATCGTGCCGGGTGTTCCCTGATTCGGCGCGACGTAGTTCGCCTTGAACAGCGCATCCCGGTTCGCCGCAGCCGGATCCAGGCCGCCGGCGAGCGCCATCCGCGTCGCATCAGTCGGCGCGCCCCATGCCGCGGCGACACGCGCATAGCCCTCCGGCCCGAGCATCGAGTACAGCAGCATCGACTCCTGCGGCGTCTTGCCGGGCAGCGTCATCGGGCCAGCCATCGGCGCAGTCGCCCGCGGTGCCGGTGCTCCCATTGCCTGACCGAGCTGAACGGGCGTCGGCTGCGTAAGGCCGAGGCCGGCCGAGGGACCCTGCAACGCGCCCGTATCTGCGGCGGCCGGCGGCGGAATGTCGACGGACTGGCCGCCGGCATCTGACGGCGCGGCCGCCGCGCTGCCCGGCGTCGTGCCAAACGCATTCCCATACATCTGCCTCATGAGCTGCGCCTGCTGGCCCATGGAATCCATCGAAAGCTTATTCCCGACGTATGCATTCAGCAGCTTCGAGATCCCGTTCAGCGGGCTCACGTGATACGCGAGGCCCCCGATATTCGCACCGCCGTAATCGGCCGGCTGCAAGCCCTGCGCGAGCAGTTCCTGGCCAACCGCCTGCCTCTGCTGAAGCTGCAGCAGGTTCTGTTGCTGATCGGGCGACAGCGTCGCGATCAGCGGGTTCTGCAGGAAACCCTGTGCGCCCGAGAAGTTCGAGGCCATATCACGCACCTCCCATCAGCATGCGGCCGATCTGCGAATTCATCGCGGGCATCGTCGGTCCCTGCGCAAGTACCGCCTGAGGCTGCGCGTAGCCGCCGAATTGCATCTGCTGCTGCGGACTCTGCTGGCGAGATCCCGAGAGCGCTTGTTGGATCACCATCGACGCGAGCGGATTGATGCCGCCGGCCGCCGACGACGAAATCGGCGATCCGGCCGCCGCAACCTGATCGGCAAGTCCGCCCCCAAGCGGCGAATTCCCCCACGCGCCTATGCTCGCGGAGGGATCGAGGCCGGAATACAGTCCTGCCGGAGCGCGGCCGAGCGCGGCCGCGAGATCCAGACTGCCGAGGTTGAACAGTCCCATTTCAGGCCTCCAGCGCCCGGTTGTAATTCACGAGGTCATAGCCGCTCGGGTGTCGCACGACGGCATCCGGCCGCACGCGCTTCACCTCGTCGGCCATCAGGCCATGACGAACGGTGCCGGGCGCCTCCCAGCGATAGCGGAAACGGTAGAAATTGACGCCGTCACCGGCCGGCCCGATCGCATGAATGTCGGTTTTTGAGCGCCGATCCGAAAGAAGGAAACCCATCAATCCGGCACTACCGAGCCCGAACAGGCCGCCCATGGTCGAATTCGCGGATGCCACGCCCGTGTTGTACTGATTGAGCTGGCCTGCGTACTGGTTCTGGAATGCTTGAGCGATGTTCGCGGGCGACGAGGCCGATTGCGCCGTGCCCGTATTGCCAGGCACGAGGCTGGCGAGCGTCGCGAGCTGAGAGAACGGAAGTTGCGCGAGCGATGCCTGCTGGCCGTAAAGCGCGCCTTGCTGCCCGAGGTTTTGCCCCTGCTGCCCGACAAGTCCTGCTTGCGTCCCCACCGCGGCGAGCTCGTTCTGCAACATCTGCGTCCCGATCTGCTGCCCGGTAAGGATCGATTGATTCGCCGCGTCGCTATATGCCTGATTCTTCGACAGGTTGAAGTTCTTCATCGCGTTATCGTATGCCTGCGAGCCTGGCGTGAGGCCCTGATTCGCGAGCTGAGACTCGAGGCTTGTTTGCCCCTGCGAGAAGCGCGGATCGAGATACTGCGTTTGCGCGGCGTATGCAGCGTTCTGGCCGCGCTGCCCGGCAAGCTGCGCGGCGTTCGGGTCGATCTGCCCCGCCAGTGCGCCGAGCTTGCCATTCAGCGCGTCGTAGCGCGCCGTCAGGCCGCCTAGCCCGAACAGAGCATTGTTGACCGTCGAATTGGCGTTCCCCGCGGAGCCCATCGTCGAATTGATGAGACTCTGCAGCGGACCGCTCGCGGTGATGTTCGTGTTGTAGATCGGCGCGCCCGTCGCGGGATCAGTGCCGATCTGCGTCGACTGTTGCGAACCGAACGGGTTCGAGTAGTTGTTGAGGTTCAGCGCCTTGTTGAATTGCGCTGTCTGATTGTTCGTCTGGGTAGTTGCATTCGCAACGGCATACGGATCCGGGGCTGCAGGCGCATCACCGCCCTTGCCGCCGCCTTCGAGCGTTTCCGGTCGGTTCTTCCCGAGCGCCTTGCGGAAGGCGCGCGCGGGCAAATCAGGCCATTCGCAATAGTGCCGCATGGTGTTTTCCTTCGAGATAGCGGCATTCGCTACGCAGCATGCCGTAGAGGATCATGTCGACGCCGTCAGTGCAGCCCTGGCGAATCAGGCCTTCCCGTCGAAATCCGAGGTGCTCGTCGAATCGCTGCGCGGCCGCATTGTCGGCGCGCACGAGGCCCGTCACGCGACGGCATTGCATTTGCATGAACGGATAGCGAAAACACGCAGCCATGTAGGCCGGCGTCATCCAATGACGCGAACCATCGGAGGCGACGTGCATCATCATCGAGCCGCCCGGGCCGGTGTAGAGCTGATAGACAACGCCCGCGGCGAGCTCGCCGTCGCGCTCAAGTCCAATCGCAGTGAAATCGCGATAGCGTTCCTCTCCGGTGCGCGCGGCGACAAACTGCATTACTCGGTCAGGCTGATCCCAGACGATGCGTTTCATCGAGTGTCCATTCGATGCGCAAGCTGGGGATGCACGGGAGGCGCGCCGACCAGGCCTGCGCACCTTTTACCGAAGCCCGTCGCGGGCCGCGTGCATGAAGATGGAGAAGCTATGCCGCGATTCTAAGCAGCAGGAAAATCAAAGTGTCGGTGTAAGTTTCGGTTCGAACATGAAATCGAACGACTCCAGCGCGAATTCGACGTCGATCGTTTGACATCGCATGCGGAACGTCGCTGCATAGCCGAGCCCGTCGATACTCTCCCAGTCGGTCTGCACGATGTGCCCGTCATTCCATGGCACCTCATCCCAGGGAGTGATATCCCACCTATTGAAATGCGCCTGGGAAAAGGTCGGCGTCGAAGTCGGCGGGGCAGAACTGAAATCGAGCGCGATATCGAGTTGCGGAGCGAGAGGCGCATTGGTGATGAACACCGGCCGCATCATCTTGAAGAGCTTCTCTTGGCCCCGCATGCCGAAATAGTTGAAAGCAGGTTCGATGTCCGAAGAAATTGCCATGCCGGCATCGCTATTCGTGACATCCGCCTGTGCGACGAAGGCGGCGCCCCCGAAGTATAGATTCCCGTTGAAATAGGTGAAGCAGAAGGCATTCCAGCCAGTGAACTTGCACCAAGCGCCCGTGATGGTATTCATCACGTATTGGTGCGAGAGCTGGTCCTCCTGATCGGGCACATTCACGACGAGCTTATTGCCCTCGGGGAACAACGTGCATTGCCATCCGAAATTCCCCTGATAGGCGAAATAATCGGCCTGCACGGTGGGACTGATTTTCTCCGTCAGCGTGATCTTTCGCTGCTGGCGATCGGTGAGCAACGCCTGGCTCAGCGGCGTCAGCCCATCAGCCCCGATGAACACGATGTCCGATCCGTATTTCTCGTAGAAGCGACGCCCGACGGGCGGCCCGATTCGGAAGCGTGCGGATATCCCGAAGCTTGACGACTGCGATGGATCGGATCCCTGATAAACGATCACCTCGCCGCGCGACGTGACGAAAACAGCATACGGGTTCAGTCCCGCCGAGTTATCGATATTCCATGTCGCCATTCCCATCAGGAAGCCGCCGAGCACGGTTTGCGGGCCGATATCGAAGAGCGCCGCGGCACCCGCTACCTGTCCGATCGGCAAATACCACGACTGCATCGTATGCGTCTGCGTGAACCACAAACGATTTGCGAACACGTTTATGTGCACGAACGTCGTCGGATCGACGCCGGTAATGCTCCAGAGGACGGTGTACGTTCCGACGGTGGTCGCTGGACCACCTGGCGCACCGGTCATCGTATAGGTCAGGGTATTTGCGCCCGTCACAGTGACAGTGAAGGTGCCGTTGTACACCGCCGGCACCGCACCGCTGACCGTGATCTGGTCGCCAGTCTGCAGACCGTGTGCAGTGCCCGTCGTCAGGGTCGCAGTTGTGCCGGATGCCGTGATCGACGTAATGCTCTGCGGAACCGCACTGCGGATGCGCCTCCAGGTCGTGCCGTCATACAGAAGCGGGGCGTCGACGCCGTTCACCATCACGAGGAAGGTTAGACCGGCGTTGGTGAAATTGACCCATTGCCAGCGGGAATTCGTCAATCCAGAAATGAGCGCAGCGCCGACTGATCCGTTGCTCGTGACGTCGTAGAGCGAGCCATTCGAGATCGCGAACAACTGCGCATGCGTACCTGAAGTGTACGGCGCAAGCGTCTCGACGGCGCCAGCAATGCCAGTTGCCCAGCGCATGAAGCCGTTGCGCACGCGCACATCCGCAGTGCCCGGGAAATAGTTCTCGAGGATGATGGCATCCGTCGGCGGCATGTTGGCGACGGCGTCGAGTGTATTGAGGCCGCCGACCGGCGGAGGAATCGAATCGATTCTCAGCCGCGCGGCGCGGTTCAGACGCTTTTGCATATCAAGAGCCGAATCCAGTATCGGGCACGTTGGCCGAACCCAACAGCACCGGCGGTTCTGCGCGCGCGTTGAGCGGCAATACGCGCGAGCCGCCGGCGCGGCCGAGAGCAGCATCAACGGCTTTCTCGTAGTCGTCCTGCGCCACCGACGAATCGAAGCCCTTCCGATTCAGCCATCGCGCGATCATGCCAAGGATGAAGAGTCGGTCCTGCAGCACCGGTGTGTCGGTATCTGCGGCCCATGCGGTCTGCGACGCCCCCGTAGCGGACTGGCACCAGCCCGTCGAGTAATATTCGAGCACGAGATTGTCGAGCGACGCAGGAACCGGATTGACGTAGATCTGGCCGCCCATGATGCGGAAGCGCAGGCGCGGACCAGTCGGACTGATGCCCGACTTCAACACCTGCCATTCCTGCGGACTGAGCGGCCCCACAAGCTGCCAGCGGAACGAGCGATCCCAGCCGGTGTGCTGAATGAAGTGATCGGCATCCGAGGGTATCGGATAGCTTTCTTGCCCAAAGGAAAAATTCGAACCATTGACGGTCGTCGTCGCATGCTGGTTCAGCGTGACCGTGTTCGTCCCGACAGCGGTGACAGTCGCGCCATAGGGGATCGCAGTGCTCGATGCGATCATGCCGACCGCGATATTCGCGACGGACGACATCCCGGTGATGACGTTGCTGCCCTGCGTCGTATTGCCGGTATACCCGCCGTAGCCGACCAGGTTGAACGTGTATTCCTTGCGCATGACGGGCCAGCCATCATTCAGCGAGCCCCTGGCGGCTAGCTCCTCGCCAATTCGTGTCGCGTGAATCAGCATCTGGCGCACCGTCTTGTCAGTATTGCCGATGACCGTCGTGGGTGTCGGCAAACCGAAATCGCCCATCACTTCCTGGACAATCTGCAGGAGCGTTTTCTGATTCGAGGAAGTGAGGGGCTGGGTCATGCGCGCTTACTCCTTGGGGTCGGCAGCACGCTTGCTGCGCGTTGCCGGTACGGTGTCGGTTGCCCCGGCATCCAGGCGTGCCATCAGTGCATCGAGGCGCTCCGCGAGCTCACGCGTCTGCGCCTTCTGCGCATCGAGATCCGCGCGTAGCTGCTCATTCTCGGCCGTCAGGCGTACCGTTTCCTTGCCGCCTTCAGCGTTCTTCAGCCATGCCGCGGCCTTGTCGCGCAGCTCGCGCGCGCCGAGCCAACTGAGATTGCTGTCAGTCATTGCGGCCAGTTGCTCGACGGTGTGAATGTGCATCGCTTTCATCGAGAGCACTTCCGATCGCGATAGCGGCGGCCAGTGCTCGAGCGGCGTGCCTTCCTGCACCTGCGAGCGCTGCTCTTGGAAAGCCGCCCACTGGCGCGGAAAGCGCCGCGGGTCGGAAGGCCCCTGCTGGTCGTCCTGCATCTTTACCGGACGGAAGATCATCTTCGTACGATCGCCGGCGAAGTGAATGCGGATGTGCGGCACGTCCTTGTAGATCGGGCGCCCCTGCTTTTCGGATTCGGCTTCCTGATGAATCGGTTCGAGCGAGAACTCGACAAAAAGTCCGCTGTCGTCGCCATGCGACACGTGCAATTGATTGCCTTGCTGATGAATATGAGGGGTCGCGAAATCCATGTTGGAGCTTCTCCGAAAAGAGGGGCGCCCGCGGCGCCCCGATTGATTACGTGATCGCGCCCTGTGCCGACGGACGGTTGAGCAGGACCACCGCTTGCGTGCCGGAGAGCGTGATCGCCGCGTTGCCGGTGCCGAGCGTGACGCCCGGTGCCGTGGCAAACTTTGCGCCCTCCACCTGCTTGCCGGCCACGGCCGTCGGGCTGACGACGCCGTTCGCCTGCCAATAGACAGGGTTGCCGGCGACCGGCGCGCCCGAGCAGTTCACGATCGCGTTGCCGCCGATCTGGAACCAGCCCCATTGATTGGCGGTCATGGCCACGAGCGCGACGCCGAGCGTATCGCCCGAGTTCGCCGTGCCCTGCCAAGCTTGCGCCTGGTTCACGATCGCGCCGTTCGTCAGCGATTGGTTGAATTGCACCACGGCACCGGCCGTCAACGTGCCAGAGGCCTGCGCATATACGAACTCGCCGCCGCCGAGATTGACGTCATAGCCGCGCAGCATTTCGAACGAGAACGACTGGCGTGCGGACTTCGGTGCGATCGGGCCCGGGCCATCGGTATCGATGTCGGTCAGCTTGACGGTGCCGAGAATGGGATCATAGGAAACGAATGCCATGTCTCTCCCCTTACGCCGTGAGGACGGCTTGCAGACGGCGATTCGACACGGTCATATTGCCGGCGAAGCCGACGAGCTTGACCATCGCGTCTTGGTTGACGGCGAACCGATCGTCGCCGATCGGGGCGAAATTGCGCTCGGTATGCGGGCGAAAGTAGATGTAATCCGTGTTCAGGAAGAACATCGTGTTCTGCGGCGCGCCACCGCCGAAACCGCCATCGAGCACCACGTCCGACGACATGTATTTCAGCGAATCGAAGCCGGCCTCGCCCATCTCGTTCGACGTGATGCGCTGGATTGTCTGGAGCGATTCGAGATAGAGCCGGAAGTAGTTGTTGTCGGCGATGATCAGGTCCGGCCGGTCGGTGCCGCGAACCTGCTGAACGTACACGCGGTTCATATACGACTGGATGTTCGCCGACGTCGCCGCGCCGCCGCCGTTCGTCACGGCCGAGAACGCGGTGTTGCGCCAGAACGACCCAATGCTCGTCGACGCGTCGATGCCGCCAACGACACCGGTCGTCGGCGTCGCCGAGACGAGCAATTGCAGGCCACCGATCTGCCGGCCGCCGTCGGCTGTGCCATCGGAATAGCAGTCGAGCGCGATGTTGTTGACGAGCGTCTTCTCCGCGTTTTTGATGCGCGATTCGAGCAGGTCGATGATCGCGTCCTCGCCGCTGTTCTGCAGTTGCTCGAGGCCCGAGATCGAGACGGCGACGGCCGCCTGCGCGTAATTGAACTCGGCGCCCGTGAACACGTCGGACGGCGAGATGTTGAGCGCCTCGTAGCCGCTGTATCGCTTGAACGTACCGTTCTCGGCGTATTCGAGCTCTTGGACGATCGTGCGTCCGCCGGAGACCGTCTTGACGTTGCCGCGGCGACGCAGCCGATAGAGAAGCGCGTTGTTTTTGGTGACGTTGTCGGCCACCTTGCCCGTGCGGTTGCGCAGGGTGGTGGTCACGATTTCCGTCAAGGTGCTGCTGGGGTTTTGCAGGCCCATGATGGATTGCTCCTGACGAGATTACGAAGAAGTCGCGGCGCGAAAATTCGCCCGCAGCTCATCGCGCAAGGACAGGTTTTGGCCGGCGGCCGACGCCGTCGCTGCCACGGGGGCAGCTGGCGATCCGCTGACCGATCCTCCCGCGCGTCGCTTCGCATCAGCTTTGGCTTTCGCCTCGGCTGCTCGCTTCGCTTCCGCCTCGGCTTGCTGCCGTTGCATCAACGTGGAGCGAACGCTGGCCGTCGCCCAGCAGGCTTGATCGTATGCGTCCTGCATCGTCTGAGCGCGTCCCGAGACGAGGAGCTGCCCCATGAGCGGCTTGACCTCTTCGTAGAACTCGTTCTTCGGATCGGCAGCGAACGCGTCGATCATCTCCTGGGCGCTGGCCTGGATTTGCTGATGTTGCTGCTGCTCGGTATTCGCGAGGTAACCCCGGACCTGCGTGAGCTCCTGGCGGAGCGCGGCCAGTTCCGGGTCCACTTCGCGCACACCCTGTGCGGCAGCGGAAAGATCCACTCCGAACTGCCCCGCAAGCTGCCTGAACAGCTGAACCTTCTGCTCGGGGTTCGCGGTGCGCAGCACGTAGGCGGTTTGGAGAAGATCCCGCACCGCGCCGGCTTCGTCGCCGCCTTCCGCGCGGATGATGGGGAGATATGGGTTGATGACGTCGCGCAGCTTCTGGCCGAACGCGGCGTCTTGGCCGAGCTTCGTGATGCCGCGGTGCGCCTCTTCCTCACGGCGCGTGATCACGGCCTGCACTTCGGCCGGGATCTTGTCCCAATGCACCCGCTCGGCGGCGTTCCATGACTGGGGGGCTTTGCTCTTCGATTCGGTTGCGGCGGTAGCCGCCGCCTTGTCGTCGACCGAGGCAGCGGCGTCAGCTTGATTCGTCGCCGCAGTGTTCGCGGCATCGGTGGGAGCGGGATTTGAGGACGCGTTCGTGGCGGCCGCGGCGCTCGCCGCCGCAACAGCATCGCGCTGGCTTGCATCGGGCTGTTGCGCATCGCGCAGCTCCGCGACGTTCTTCTCAATCTCTTGCCGCAGCGAGAGCTCGGCTGCGCCGCCCCCGCCGTTGTCCTGTTGCTGACCGCCGTCGATTTGCATTTGGGCACTCCCGCGATTTACATGCCGACGATGCTAGGCAGCGGGAAATTTCGGGGCAACGTCAGCGGGGAGAGGCTCCGAGCGGCATGGGCGCAGGCATTGCGGCCGGCGCCGGCGCGGCGGGACGAGGCGCAACGGGCGGCTGCATCGCCGGCGCGGCCGGCACGGCGCCCGGTTGCTGCATGGCGGCCTGTGCGGCACGTTGTAGAGCCTGCTGCTGCGTCTGCGCGAGCAGCACCGTCAGTCGATCCTTGAACGCACCAATCATCGCGTTTTCCCCAGCACTTCGCGCGTGGCGTTCGCGAGATCGCCGCGCAGGTTGAAATCGCCGCGCACATCGCTCGGCGCTCGATTGCGAGATCCGACGGATTCGTTTCCGACCTCCGTATAGCCGTTGCGCTTCAGGAATTCGCGATGCGCGCTCCGGCTGCTGATGACCGGCAGCTGTCCCGTTGCGACGTCGATCGCGACCGCCTGATAGGGCGAAATATCGGGCGCCACATACGGTGCGACGATCTTGCGCACCATCTCGACATTGCAGCAGATGGGCAGTTCTCGGTCGCGTTCCGCGACTGGACGGTAGACATCGGTTTCGCGCGCGCACGTCGCACATCGAACGGTGTAAATCGGCATTTCAGTCCCCCTCGGTCGCGTTACGCGCGGCGCTCGCTTGAGCGGCGTCGAGCGTAGATTGCGCGGCGATCTCGGCCACTTCGACCTTCGCCGCATTGTTCAACTGCGCGATGAGCAGCGCGAACTGCTGCTTCATCATCTCGCCCTGTGCCTGCAATTCGGCCCGCATCCGTTCGACGAGCACCTCGTTGTGCGCTTGGAGAGCATCGCGTTGCGCTTCGAGCTGTTGCTCCTGATGCGCCTGCGCAGCCTGCGCGGCCTGCTCCTGCTGCGCGACCCATGCGTCGAGCTGAGCCTTCAGGGTCGCGGTGTGCTGCTCGCCGGCGAGCTTTTCGCGTTCGAGCTGCATGCGCGCGCTCTCGATCTGCATTTCGCCCTGCTGCTTGCCCTGAGCGATCGCGAGCGCAGTCTGCGCCTTCATCTGCTCTGGTGTTGGCTGCGGCGGCGCATCCTGCATCGCTTTGGCCTTTTTTTCGAGCGCGTCGATCGTCGCCTGTAGCGCGGATTCGAGCTGCTTCCCGACCGGGAATGCGCGCACCGCGAACATCAGCATCTGACCGAGCAGCGGCACGAGTTCCGGGCGCGCGTTGCTGGCCGCAGTCAGGAAATCGCCGACCGCCTTCAGAAGCTCAGTGCGGTCCGCCTTCTCCTGCAGCTGATCCATCTTCAGTGTCGAGTCGGTCTCGATGTCGAGGCGGAAGTGCCGCATGTTCGCGTTGCGCAGCAGCGCGTCGACCTCTTCCCATGTTGGTTCGAGGAAAGGCTTTTCCATCTCGTCCGGTAGCTCGCCGCCGAGTGAGATGATCTGCTGCGCGATGCCCTTTTCTTCGGCCGTCATGAGCGGATAGCCGGAAATCTCAGCGAGCGTCTGGATGTCGAACTGGTTCGCGAGCACCTCGGCGACCATTACAACCGTATCGCGCGCGAAACGCTGCACCTCGGCTTGCATGTCTTCGAGCCGGATGGATGCGAAATTGCTCTTGATCTGCTGCGCAGTGGCCGTCTCGTTCGGATCGCTGGCGCCGCGGATGATGTCCGCCATCCCGGTGATCTCGTACAGGTCCTGCTTCACTCGATCGCGGGCGTCATAGAGGTGCAGCAGCGTCTGCGCGATCTCTTCCATCGGCAGCAGCTCAATCGCGCCTTTCAGGCCGCCCTTCTCCGCGAACGCAGCCCACGCGTCGACCGGCACGAGCTTGTTGTCGTAGCCGCCGGCGAGGATCGACTGCAGGCCCGGCACCGATGAATCGTAGACGCCTGTCGCGCGAATCGCATCCGCCAGAAGCCCGATGCGATTCGTCAGATCGTCGAGCTCGGTCGCCTGGTCCTGGTACATCGTGAAGTCCGGAACCGGGATGACGCTGTCATTCGCCATGTTCGGCGTCATCGGCCTCGGACATGGGAAAAAGTTCTGCAGGCCGAGCATATCGTCGCGCACATCGAGCACGCGCTGCATGTATGACTTGCTGATCCACGTCACCTTGTGCGTGCGCTTGTCCCAGATCTCATAAATGCATGCCTTGCGCTCGTATTCCGGTTCGTCTTCGCCCTTCAGGTTCTCGGGCTTGTAGTCGAGAGGCACTTCCGCGCCCACCTCTTTGAAGCGTTCGACGAGTTCGCGACGCGTGAGATAGACGCGGCGCCATACAGCAGGCACTTCCTGCCATGTGCGGGCGAGCACATGACCGAAGTCGGTCCAGTGCACGTAGTCGATGTCGACTTCCTCGTATTCGAGGTCCTCAATCGGCTCGCCAGAGGATGCAGTCTGCTGCACTCGGTCGGCCGGTTGGTTCGCTTCCGCGTCGTCATCGACCTGCAGCCCCTCGTTCGCGATCTCCGTTCCGAGCCCCTGCGTCTCGGCTTCGGCGAAATGCGGAACATAGCGAAGCCAGAGCGTGCCGCGGCCCGGCAGCAGACGGTCGGTCACGCACTGGCGCGCGATCAGGTAGAAATCTTCCTTGTCGAGCGTGAACGAAACCGCACGCTCGAGAATCTCGCATGTGACGCGCCCGACCGGGTCGGCATCGAGAAAGCGCCGCTGAAAATCGGGCTTCGGATTGCGCGAATACAGCGCCGGCAGCAGCGTCTGGATGTTCGACCAGAGGATGTTGTAGCGCTTCTGCTTGCTCTCGCGCGGGTTGTTGCGCTCGTCCTTGTAGCGGCGCTCGATCTTCTGGCCGCGCGTATGCCACGGGCCGGCCTTCTGCTCATAGAGCTCGATTTCCTTGATCCAGCGCGTGACGAGCGTGTCATTCGGGGTTGCGGTTTCGCCCGCGGCGTTCGCTTCGCTCATGCTCGATTACCCCATCACGTAGCCGACAGTCGCCGAGACCGTGCCGCCGAGAACGACATTCAGCCCCTTGCTGAATGCGAACGGCAGTGGATACCACTGTCCCGGGGTGGGCGTGAAGGTGTCGACGAGCTTCGTCGTCGTGCCGACGGCAGCATCGTCGTAGATCGTGATGGTCGGCGTCGCGCTGGCCGCGCTCACGAAGATACCGCCGAGGATGCCGTCGTTCGCGCAGACGTTGCCGCTCGCGGCAATCTGCTTGTAGGTATAGGCTGGGGCCTGAGGATTCATATGCGCTCCTGATGGATGGGTTGGCTGGGCTGCGATGGCCAGAACACCTCGCGCGCCGTCAGATCATTGAAAAAGCGCGGCGCTTCCTGCGGCCGTTCTTCGACAGGGAATTTCCAGACGAGCGAGAGATAGCGGAATGCGTCCGCCGCATGGCTCGTCCAGTCGTGCAGTGGCAGCTCGCGGAAGATCTTCGCGACGTCATCCCACTCGCGCCGGTAGGTCTTCAGCGATTCGATGCCGAATTCGCAGCGCTCCGCATCGAACCAGCATTGCGGCAGTGTCGCGCGCGCGGACTGGATGCCGTCCTGCAGCCCAAGCGACGGCACGATGCCCATGCGAATGCCGAAATCATCGAGTTGCTGCACGATCGACCGGCCGTTGGCGGCGAGCGTCTTCGGGCGCGCATCGTGCGGGCCCCAATGGCGCCCGTAGCGATAGGCGATGCGATGCGCGTGTTCCGGAATGACGTCGCCGTAATGCCAGCGCGTCGGCTCACCCTTCTCGCCGCGCTCGTCCACGACGATCTTCCGGCCGGAGAGGGCCTCTGCGTAGTGCTGCAGCCCTTGGCCGGAGGCACGGTAGTGATCGATGAGGCGAATCTCGCCCCAATGCACCTGCGCGAACCAGATCGACGTGTCGTCCGAGTGCCCGAGATCCCATACTGTGATGACGGGCAGGTTCGGATCATGGGGCACGCGCCCGATGCGTCCATCGCGCTCGGCCGCGGCCATTTCCTTGCCGTAGTACGCGCCGAGGATCGCCGCTTCGAAGCTGCACATCAGCTCCTGCTCGAACATCGCGTCGCCCTGCTCTTCGCCGTAGAGCGCGCGATATTCCGCGCGTTGCTCCTCGAGCTCGGCCAGCGAGAAGCGGCCCGTCTTCAGCACATTCGAGACTTCGGCGAACCATTTCGGATTCGCGAGAGCCATCTGCAGCATCTTGTGCGCATGGTTCTTGCCACGCGGCGTCGTGATAAAGGCGGCCCAACCGCCGTTCTCATCGAGAATGGGCTTCAGGTATGCCCATACGGCGGGATTGCACAGCGCCCATTCCGATAGCACGATGCCTGCCGGCGGCGAGCCGACATAGTTGTCGTAGTTGTCTGATCCAAGAACTTGCCATGTCGAGCCATTGTTGAACTCGATGAACATGTCTTGGTCGCGGGTGCGCTTGCGGATCGCCTCGGGGAAGGCCTCGTCGATACGGCGCTTGCCGGTATGCGGATTGACGGCCGTCCAGATCGCTTTGCGCGCCTGCGTAGCCTTCGGCAGCATGTGCCAGTAGTTGGCGACGCGGTCGTGCGCCGCGACAGCCGTCCAATGCAGCATCACTTCGTCTTTACCCCACCGCCGATGTGCGATGTCGATCGCGCGCTTGCCCCCGCCGATGAGGTAGTTCCAGAGACGCCCCTGATAGCGACGCGGCGTCCAGTTGTGCGGCAGCTCGATTTCAGTGACGACGTCGGCCACGGCTGTCTCCGAGACGTTCGTCGAAGCGGTCGCGATCGTCGTTCATTCCGGCAATTCCTCAACGGGTGACATGCGCAGGCGCACGACCTGCGTTTTCGTCTGGATCGGTCCACCGTCCGGCCCGCTGTGCTCGTTCGATACGTGATTGCCGAAGCGCTTTCGGTTCATCCGCGCGAGCGTCCATTCGCGAGCATCGACCATCACCTTCGCGCGCTTCGGATCACGCACCGTGTCGGCGATATAGAGCACGTCGTCGAAGATCGCATCCTGGCGATCGATGCAGGCATCGTCGTACTGCTTCTGCAGTTCGGGCGTGCGCTTTGCCCACTTCAGGAACGTCATGCGGTCAGGCATGCCGGGCCCTTTGCAGACTTCGCGCACGCTCTTGCCGTCGCCGATCAATGCGCAGATGCGATCGAAGAGCGCCTGCGAGAACTCGACGCGTTTCGCAGGCTTTTTCTTCGCGGGGGCAGCGGCGCGCGGCATGGCGATTACAGCAGACTGCGGAGCGCCGCCAGCTTCGCGATGATGCGACCGTCGGACACAGCGATGCCGTTGCTGATTTTGTGCAGCAGATCATCGATCTCGGCCGCGAGCTCGCTCTTCGCGGCATCGGCCGGCGCAGCCGTCTGGCGCACATGGTCGGTCACGATCTGGTAGATCGATTCGAGATGCTGCGCCACGCGGAGCGGGAGCGCCAGCAAACGCTCACCGAGCGAATTTGCGTCGGTGCTCGACGTGCCAGCGCTGCCGGACGCAGCTGCTGCATGCTCGGCGCCGTCGGTGGAGGGGCCGTCCGCAGCGGCCGCACCAGCGTTTCCCTCGTCACCACCATCCGAGGCCGTGCCCTGCGCCGCCGAGGAAAGCGGCTCCTGAGACGAGCCAGCATCCGACGTCGACGACGAGTGGGAGGCTGCGGCCGCCGCAGGGGCGGCGTCGATCTCCCCCGCTCCCGCGACCTGCGGCGCGTCAGCAGCATCCGTCGAAGGCGTCGAGGGCGCATTCTCCGCAGAGCCCGAATGCGCCAAGAGGTCGGTCGCCGCACCCACAACCGGGGCAGCGGCTATCGATTCCCCCAGCGCGGCCACGCCCACCTCCGCGGCTTCCAGTGTCGCATCCGCCTGGGCGGCATCGGTGCTTCTCAACGCTGCGTTCAAGTCGTTCATGATCGGTTCCATGGATGGATTGCGGAAACGCGCGAGATGCGCGGTGCTTCGTTCCGGCCGCGCTAGGCGGCTGGCGTAGTGCTCGGGGGCGGCGGCGACGCCGGCGGATTCGGCGGATTGCCCGGCTGCGCTGCAACATCGCTGCGCAGCGGGAATCGGAGCTTCAGCGTCGTATCAACGGCCGGGATCGCGGGAAAGAGGTCGGGGGGCGTGCTCATGAAAGGCTCCGGGCTGCGGTCTGTTCCGTGACGAATCGCGCGCCATAGGCGGCGTTCTGGTATCCGCGGCGCCAGGTGGCCGCCGCATCGCTCATGAGGGGATGCGGGCACGAGCTGAGATGCTGGCCGCGCGCGAAGGCATCAGCCCCAGCGCGCATCAGTTTTTCGATGTCATCCCGCTTCAGCACTTCCCGGATCTCCTCGGAACGTTGCGGATGATTGTGAGCAGCGGGAAACGCGGCGGCGAGTCAGCCGCGGCGCGCGGACATTGCCAGCCGCGCCAGGCTCATCAGGTCGTAGGAGAGCGTTCCGCTGACCTCGGCCGGCTGCGTGCGCCGCGTGGCGACGTCGGGCGCTGGCGCGCGCGGCACCCAGTACGTACGCCGGAAGCCCCGCACGACGAGCGAGCCGCAGAGATGACCTTGGGCAACGGCCGTCTCTGCGACTTCCTCGATCGCAGCCGGCGAGCCGGTAAAGAGCATCGATAGATGCTCAACCGTGAATGCGCGGCCGGGCGGGATCTCGGTGATGAGGTTTTCGAGCGTGAGCGGAATGAGATGTTTGCGGCGGCGCATGGAATTTCCCCGATTGTTGGACGCCCGTAGCGCAGGGTCCAGCGGCCGAGTGCGCATCGGCGTAGCGCGGTGCTCAGTTCGCGGCTTCGTGCAGGCGCGTCTTCAGCAGATAGCCCTCGAGAGCCCAAATCTTCTGCACCGCGTTCTGGCGCGCGATCTTGCGTCCGATTTCGGCGTCGAAGTTCTCGGCGCTCACGCAGGCCGATTCGCCGGTTACGGTGAAGCCATTGCGCAGCACGAGCACGCAGAAGGTGAGCAACGAAAGTGCATACGGCGTATCCGGTTGCTCGCCAAACCCCGGCCACGAGCCGAGTGCGCCGTCATGGGCAGTGAAGTAGTGCTCGCTGACGATTACCGATTCGATGTGTCCCAGCGACACGCGCGGTGCCGTCTTGCCCTTCCGCTGGACCTCCTGCTCGATCGTTTCGTCGTCGCCGTGTGCGACCGATTGCGTTGCCATGTTCATGCGGTTGCTCCTGGTGGGTGCTGCAGTTGGCGCGCGCCGGCGGCGCGCGCAGGATTTCATGCGCTCATCACGCGCTTCACGTCAGGTTGCGCTGCGCCCACCGCGCGATCAGCGTCGCGTCGGCGCGGCCGTCATGTTTCGCCAGCGGGAAGAAGGCCGGCCCGTAGAGATCGCGCGCCAGACGCAGGCTCTGCGCTTTCGTGTCCTCGCTCGCGCTGCGCTTGATGCCGTAGAACCGCTGCCAGCACTGCGGCGTGACGATGGCCGGCGTGTATCCGCTGAGCTCGCAGACGGTGGCAATCACGGCTTTCGTCGCTTCGAGCGAAGCCATCGTCTGCACAGAGCCGCCCGCGAACGTGTTGAGCGCTTCCATCACGACGATCGCCTGCTCGTCTGCGGGGATCAGCTCGCGTAACTGGCGCTGCAGCGCAGCCGCGTCGATCTCGTTGCGCACCTTGCCGTTGCCCTGCTTCGGGCGCGTCGGCATGTCCGCAATGCGCAGGTGGCCGTTGTGGTCGAGCGCGGCGAGCGCGCCGCGAATTCCGGGGTCGATGCCGAGGGCGATCGTCATGCTGGGTGCTCCTGGTCGAACCCGCGCGCGCGGGTAGTGGCGGTCACGCTCATTGCACGCTCCAAAGGCGCAATCCCTGCGTGCGATAGTTCTCGACGATCGTGTCTCGGATCTTGCGGTAATCGTCCGCGAGCGTCGGATTCGGGCACTCGTCGATGACGCGGCGGCCGGCCGCTGACGAAATCGCGTCGGTAACGCAGCGCAAGACGCCGGACGTCAGCGGCTTGCCGGAAGCGGACGAGCCGCGCATCAGCAGCTTGTAGGCCCACTCGGCCGTAACCACACGAGGCACGGCGAGCGGCGCGACGATCTCGCGCTCGAGCGATAGGTTCGCCGCGACGACCTCGGGACGTGCGCGCGATTGGTCGGTGAGCGCGGCGTGAGGCGTGAACTCGACCGCGCGCGAATGCTTGCAGAGGGCATAGAACTCGGACAACGATGGCGCGAATTTGAGCGTGATGAGCGCGTCAACACCGGCCTTTAGCTCTTTCGATGACAGCTTGCGCAGGCCACGCGCCCATTCGATTTTCACGCCGTACAGGTCGTCCTGCGGCCATTTCTCGAGGAACGCATTGCCCCACATACGCCCCATGCGCTTGAACAGCTCCATGACCCAATGCTCGGGCGCCGCGTCCTGCGGCCAGACCTCATCCGATGCGTTTGACATGTCCATCGATCACCTCTGCGGGTTGTGCTGCGGTTCGTTCGGGGGCGCCAGTGCCGGTGAGCTCGGCCCAGCCGTTGCGGCGGCGCTCGTCGCGCTCGGTGCGCGCCGACGGCGAAGCGCGTGCAGCATTCGCATTCGCCATGCACCGATCGACGTAGAGCGGCAGGCAGACGATCGGCTCGCTGGCGTCGCGGATCGCTGCGGCGATGGCGGCGTCGACGAAGGCGGTCGTCAGGCCGGCATTCGTCCATCCGGCGAACACGGGCCAGAGCTTTTTCCGGTCGTTGACGTTCGTCGGGTCGGCCTCGAAGCCGTGACGATCGTGGAGATGCCGCAGCCACTCGGCCGCATCCTTCGGGCGGAAATCATCGATCGCGTCTCGCGCGGGTTTACCGGAAGCGACGACAGTACCGATGGTTTTAAAAGATCCGCTCCGCTCCGCTCTGTTCTGTTCTGTTCTGTTCTGTTCAGAGTGTTTTCCGGCGGAATTCCACCGGAATCTTGCTGCTCTTCCGGCGGAATTGATGGATGATTTCCGGCGGAATGCGTGGTCTTTCCAGAGGAAACGATAGGGAATTCCTCCGGAAAAAGATCGCGTTCCAGCGGACGGCCCATGTCAATCCATGCTTCAAGGTCTGGCACTTCCAGAGGAATCAGCCCCTTTTCCGCTCGCGCCTTGTTCCGTTTCCGCATCCGTTCGCCCAGCTTCTCGTGAGCGTGCCGATGCTTCGAGAACCATGCGGCATTCACCTTTTCGGCGAGCACGGGGTGATAGAGCCGACCGTCGTTGCACTTAATCCACCCGTGCAGCGCGCCTTCGCGCACGGCATTCCATGTCGGATCGAGCTTGCCTTTGTGCCAGTAGCCGGCGCGCTTCGCGAGCCATTCATCGTTGTCCGGCACGCTGCCGGCGGGCACCTCATGCCATGAGACGCACCAGAGCAGCATTGCGGACCAACATGCTTCGGGCGATTCGTCATGCACGAGATCGGAGCCGAGCAGACGAGGAACGTCGATCGGCATTTCGCGGAAGTTGCGCAGATCGCAATCCGCCGCGGTGAGAGGATTCGGGAGTTCGCTCATGCCTTCCTCCCGCGCGCCGGCGGAAACGGCAACGACAGGCGCAACGCCTTCCAGCGAATGCCGCCGAGGGAATGTCGGGGAAACAATGGGCGCAGCGCATCGGGCGTGCGCGCGCGCGGAACCTCGCGCACAAGAGCCTGCACTTCGGTAGTCGTCCAGCGGCTCACATCCACCTCCATGCCGCGCCGAACCGAACGTGATGAAGAACGCCATCCAGGCGTCGATGAACAAGTTCAAGCACGGCTATTCCCCTTGCTCTGTCCCCGTCTGTCCCAGCTTGGGCCGCTGCTCGAACGCAATTACGTCCGGATGCATCACGCCGTACGCGCTCTTGAGCACGTGGTAGCCGAGGTAATCGGGGGTCGACACGCCCTGCTTCGCTGCCTGCGTCGCAAGATCCGCCGCCGCTGCCAGCGGCAGCAGCACCGGCTGCTCTACGCGGTCGCCGCTCATGCGCGCACCTGCGGGCCGATCTGTCCCACCTCGGCACTGACGCCGACGAGCTGCGCAGGCAAAGTGCCAACAACGCCGAACAGTGCCACCTCCGCAATGCGGTTGAGCGCGGCGGAATCGGAGTCGATGCCATGGAGCTGCTTGTAGAACTGGAGCGCGTCGTAGACGCGATCGCGCAACCGTGTCTTGACCTCGTTCCGATATTCGGCCCGGGCAGCCTTCGCAGTTCTCATGCTGACACCTGCGATTGGTCGGCTCTGGCTGAAACGACGAAGCCAGACGGAAGGGGTTTCCCAAGGCGCAGGGCAGCCCCGACGACGAGATCTGTCTCCCGTTGTTCGAGCTCATCGGGCCATTGCGAAATACGGCCACGCGTGAGGCCTACGGCGCGGCCCAATTCGGCGCCGCTTCCGAAGATCTCGATCGCTTGTTGCTTGGTCATCAGCATTTTCGCCCCTATGTATAGCGCACTAGACAAATCATATGTCAAGCTCACTTAACGCACAAGGGATTAGTCTGCTAGACATGAAAACACTGGCAGACCGCCTACGCGCGGCCCTTCAAGAAGCTCAGATGAATCAGTCCGAACTCGCCCGCCGCGTAGGAGTTACGCGAGGCGCGGTTTCGTTCTGGCTGACCAGCGCTACCACAAGTCTGGCGGGTGAGAACCTCCTAAAAGTGGCGTCCGCTCTATCTGTTTCGCCGAATTGGCTCGCGACTGGTCGTGGCAGGATGAAGCCCGCCACCCTGCAGGAAATTTCCCTTCAGGAAAACCCCGAATACCCGGCGATCAGACGAGTGAAGATCAAGATTTCGGCCGGCATTACCGGCTATGGCATTGAGCCCCTCGAAGAAGACCACGCTCCGATCGTTTTTCACCGGAGTTGGTACGAGAGCAACGGATACGATCCCGAAAAATTGCTCGCGATCAAGGTCGCCGGTGCCAGCATGGAGCCAGGCCTTTACGATGGGGACTGGGTAGTGGTGAATTCGGCGGACACTTCGCCGCGCGACGGCGTTGCCTTCGCGCTGAGCTTCGATGGTGAGGTCGTCATCAAGCGCCTTTTCCGCACTGAAGGCCACTGGGTTGCGGCTTCCGACAACCAAGATAAGCGCATTTATCGCGACCGACCATTGAACGGCGATACGTTCATCATCGGCCGGGTCATTCATAAACAAAGCGAGCGCATATGAGATCGATCTTTCTTACATTTCCTTTTCTCCTGGCAGCCTGCGCCACGGTTCACGAAACATACGCGCCGGATGGCCGAAAGGCCTACGCGCTGAATTGCAGCGGCGCAGCTCGAGGCTGGGATAAATGCCTTGCTGCCGCTGGCGATAGGTGCGGTGCGGCAGGCTATGACGTCTTCGATCGCAACGGCGAACCGATGGCGGCGTTCGGCGGGGGAGCGAACGGTTTCGGAGGGGGCCTGACCGCGGAGCGCTCGATGATCGTCGCCTGCAAAGTGCACTGAAAATCCGGTCGCCCTGAAAAAGGCCGCGAGAAGCGGCCTTTTTTGCATCTCGACTGTATAGTGTGCTTGACACTCGCCCGCACGAGGTGTTTAATGTGCTCAACATAGCACTGAACAGCGAGTCGACAATGCTCCACCACCCGATCTCACCCAGCCATATTCCCGCCGCATTCGAGGCGCAGGAAGACCGCGCGCGGGCGCTCGCCGAGGCAGCAGACGACGCATTCGAGGCCGCGGTCGAGCGCGCGGCCGACGACATGAACGCGGTCGACGTGTTCAACGAGCTGTGCGGCTTCGACGCAGACGTTCTCGCGAAGCTGATGGCCGCTTACCGCGCGCGCCACGAGAGCCGCGAGAACCACGCGCATTACCTCTGGTTGCTCGACAACGCCTTCGAGGACGCGGCGCTTCTCGCGGCCGAAGGCATCGCTCGTCGGAGGGCGTGACGCCATGAGCCTCCTCGCCCAAGACCTGCTCGAACTGTCCCGCATGCCGCGCGGCGCGCTCGTGGAGCATCTGCTCCGCGAGTTGGCCTGCAACCTCATTGCGCCCGGCGTCGCCGATGTTCGCGGGGGATGCTGACATGGCGCGCATCGCAATGGGCGTGCTCGCCCTGCTGATTCTCTGGCTCGTTGTCGAGATTGCGCGTGCGGTAAAGCGCATCGGGGACGACGAGCACCACATGCACTGACCAACCCCGCCCGCTACAGGAGAACGACGATGCCCTACGCAAACTGGATCGGTTGCAGTTCGATGGCGTACAAGCTGCGCTACGTGCGCCACAACGATAAGAGCGCGGCGCGAAAGATCGCTGCGCGCCTTATCGCTGGCGACTACGACTGCTGACCAACCCCGCCCGCTACAGGAGAACGACGTGACCACTATCGACATCACCACGCTCACGAAGATCGAGCGCAGCATCATCCTCTACGCGGAATCGTGCAGCGTGGACTACGGCGGCCTGCTCGAAGGCATGCGCATGAATGACGACGATCTGACTGCGCTTCGCAAGTTTCAAGACGCTGGCCTTCTGTCCTTCGGCCGCATTCCCGCAAAACTGCTTGGGCCGCTTTCCGATTTCGGCCGTAAGCCGACCTACTGGATCACTTTCACGGACGATGCGTGGCAACTCGCGCATGCGTTGCGTCGCCAGCGCGCAGCCCGCGGATCAGCATCGCGCACGAAGGTCGACGAAGTGCTCGCCGAACGGGAAGCCGCCTAACCAACCGCGCCCGCCCTGCGGGCAATCACACCACACCGAGGGATGACCATGTTGAACGTCGAGCAGAGCGGCAAAGTCGCCGCGAACATCACGCAGCTCATCGCTGAACTGCATCGCCAGATCAAAGAGCAGTCGCACGAATACACGACCGAGTTCCGCGTCGTGATCGACAGCAAGGGCGCGCACGTTTCGCAGACGACGACCGGCCCGGAGTTTCTGCGTGCGACCGGGCAGACCGCCGTGAACCTGCGCGGCGAAGTGATCGCATAACGACCGAGGGATGACCATGAACGAGATCAAAGACGGTGGGCCGGCGTTTCCGATAGCCGATCCATTCCGGCTTGACCCGAAAGACGTTCCGGAAATGAAGCGACTCGCGAGCGGCATGACGCTCCGTGACTACTTCGCGGCGAAGGCGATGTCGTCATTTATCGCGGGCGAATGCGCGGGCGAATGGGAATACGAGGTTTGTGCGATGGCTGCGTATCGAATGGCCGATGCCATGCTCCGCGCGCGAGGTGCAGCATGAGCGACATCATGAAAGCGCTCCGCAGGCGCGCTGCGTTTGAGGAGTGGGCAAAGCCGTACTGGTTTTGCGACAGCGAGGAGGAATGCCACGCAGATGCTGCGAAGGATGCAGCTTGGGTCGCATGGGAAGAACGATCGATTCTCGTCGACGACATGGCCCTCGCCCTCGAAATGATCGCCGCCGAGGACGACGCAGCGCGGCACAACGGCACGCCCCTGCTCACGTCCGGCGTTCGCATGACGCTCGACGCCGCCCTCATCAAGGCCGGGCGCAAGGAAGCGCCGGAGAAGGTGCGGGTCTGGACGATCGCGGGGGTGGATCGATGAGCGCACGCGAACTGACTCCGCTTGAGACGGAGCTTCTCGAAGCATGCCGTATCGGGCTCGGATACATCGAAGCAGTTTGCTTCAACACGCCCAACCCCAAGAAGCGCCGCAACTACGCGGACGCCGCATCCAAGATTCGCGCGGCCATCGAAAAGGCAGAAAGCGATGGTAAGCCCGCTGATTGCAGCGGCGACCCAGCGAGCTGCCCGGATAACGAAGGGCGTGGTTGCTGGTGCAGCGATCGCGCACGGGAGGCATGATGCGCCCCCCTCTCAACAGCCCAACGCCTGTATTGCGCGGTTACAGCCGATCGGTTGTATCGCGCGCGCGGTACGTGCTCGAAGGATCTGCATGGGCCGCCGCATACGGCGTCGCGATCGGTCTCCTATGGTACGGCGCGCTCGTCGCCGGACCGTATCTGCGGAGTCTGGGATGAAACGCCTGCTCCGCAACATCGGCGAGCTGTTCGCCCTCTGGATCGTCGTCGCGACGATCCTATTCCTGATCGTATGGCTCGTGCTGCCGCAGCTCGGCATCACGGCCGACGACGACCGTGCTGTTTCCGTTGTTCATTCCCACGAGGCCTGACCATGAGCACCATTCCCGCCATCGACATGATCCCCGTCGAATCGTCGCAGATTCACAGCATCGGCTACGACGAGCAGACACAGACGCTCGCAATCCGCTTCAAGGACCGCGCGACCGGCGCGCCGACGTCGCTCTACCACTACGACAACGCAACGCCCGCGAACTTCGCGGCGCTGCGCGGCGCCGAGTCGATCGGTTCGCACTTCTACAAGCACATCAAGCCACACGTCGATCGCTTTCCGTATCGCTGCATCGAGAAATCGCCGGCTGCCGAGCAGGCATAACGCGCCCTCCAGAAACACCTTCATCACCCGCAGAGGAACACATGTCCGATATCCGCCAAGTCGCCACGCAACGAACCAGCCTCGTCGCAAAGTTCGCCGACAAGTACGGCGTTGACGCGAACAAAATGCTCGACACGCTCAAGTCCACGGCCTTCCGGCAGAAGGAAGACGTCGAAATCACGAACGAGCAGATGATGGCTCTCCTGATCGTAGCCGACCAGTACAACCTCAACCCGTTCACCAAAGAGATCTACGCTTATCCGGACAAGGGGGGCATCGTCCCTGTGGTCGGTGTCGACGGCTGGGCCCGCATCGTCAACGAGCACCCGCAATGCGATGGCTTCGAATTCAACCAGGCCGAGGAGCGCACCATGCCGGAAGGCGGCAAGGTTGAATGCCCGGAATGGATGGAGTGTGTGCTCTACCGTAAGGATCGTTCTCGCCCGGCTGTCATTCGCGAATATCTCGACGAGGTATATCGCAAGCCGTTCAAGGGCAACGGGAAGAATGGCTCGTACACCATCGATGGCCCTTGGCAGACGCATACCAAGCGATTTCTGAGGCATAAGGCATTCGTGCAAGGCGCCCGTCTCGTGTTCGGTTTCGCCGGGATCTATGACGAGGACGAAGCGCAACGCATTCTTGAGCGCGATATGGGCCCGGTCGAAGTGGCAAACCCGGTACCGCAGCCACAGTCGCGCAGTGCACGCGCAACGGCGCCGGCGATCACGCAAGCAGACGCCGACGGTGTGATCAAGATGCCGACCATGCAACGGCAAGCCGAATCCGTGCAACAAGATGAGCCCGCGGCACAACGCGCACCGCGCCGCGCCGCGCAATCTGCGCAGCAGCAGACTGCAGCGCGCGAACCGGGCGCCGACGATGAGCCGTTCGAACAGGGCACGCCGCCGGCCGGAACGCCCGCGAGCGAAAGCGTGATGCGCATCCTGAAGACGAAGATGGAACAGGCCGCGCTCGGCGAAGCAGACCTGCGCAAACGCTTCGGCTTCGGCTACGACGGCGTGACGATGGCGAATTACAACGAGATCGTCGCCTGGATCGAAGACCCGATGGTGGGTTCGTGATGGCTGAGCTGCTTTTCGATCCGGTCGACCACGTCTACACCGTCGCGGGCAAGCGCGTACCGAGCGTGACGCAGATCCTCGCGCCGCTCGTTGACTACTCGATGGTGCCGCGCGAGACGCTCGAGCGCGCGCGGCAGCTCGGCTCCGCAGTGCATCGCATGACCGAGCTCTACGACCTTGACGATCTGGATATGGACAACCTCGCGGACGAGCTCCGGCCGTACCTCACGGCGTGGATCAAGTTCCGCGCGGAGACGGGATTCGTGCCCGAGACGATCGAAAAGCGGCTCTTCCATCCGGCCCTGCGCTTCGCCGGCACTCCCGACCGTTCGGGTCTGATCTGCGGCCGGCGTGCGGTGATCGACCTGAAGAAGATGCTGACGCTCGGGCCGGTGATCGGCCTGCAACTGGCGGCATACAGCGAACTCTTCGCGAAAAACGGCACGCAGATCGAGGATCGCTACGGTCTCGGGCTGCGCGCCGACGGCACCTACCGGCTGGTGCCGTTCACCGACAAAGGCGACTGGCCGGTGTTCCTGTCGCTCCTCACCCTCCGCAACTGGAAAGAAAAAAATGGACACTCAACCGCTGGTGAATCTGCAAGTTCCGCGTCCTGAAGACGCATTGTTCAAAGGTGCCGAGCGCGCGCTCGCAAGCGCGAAGGCGTTCGAGATCGACTGCGCGGAAGTGCGCGACCTTGCCGTGCAGGACCTGACGAAGATCAAAGGCCTGCAGAAGGATCTCGATACGAAGCGCAAGGCGATCACGCAGCCGATCGATGCTGCGAAGAAAGCCGTGATGGATCTCTTCCGCGCGCCGACCGATTATCTCGAGCAGGCCGAGGCGCTCCTGAAGAAGGCGATCCAGGGCTACGACCGAGAGCAAGAACGGTTGCGCATCGCCGAGCAGGCACGCCTCGAGGAAGCAGCGCGGCAGGAGCGCGCGCGCATGGAAGCCGAAGCAGCGGCGCGCGAAGCCGCAGCCCAAGCCGAAGCGCAGCGAATCCAGCGCGAAGCGGAGCAAGCGGCGGCCGCCGGCGACGTTGAAACGGCCGCGCGGTTGAACGCCGAGGCCGAAAGCCGCGTCGAGCAAGGTGCCGCCGAAGCGGCCACGCTGCAGCAGACAGCGACGCTGATCACCGCGCCGGTCGTGGCGGCCGCGCCGCAGACGAAGGGCGTCTCGACGCGCAAGGTCTGGAAGGCCGAGATCAGCGACAAACTGGCGCTCGTCCGCTATGTCGCCGCGCATCCGGAATACGTCGATCTGCTCGACGCGAACATGCCGGCCATCAACAAGATTGCACTCGCGCTGAAGGCGAACTGCCCGCTCGATGGCGTGCGCGTGTTCGAAGACAACGTGCTCGCGGCGAGGGCTGCATGATGCGTCAGATTGTCATCACATTCGACAACGACCGCGGCTATGCAGTCACCGAAAGCGGGCGCACGGCAGATCATCTCCAATGGGACGAAATGCTGGGTCAAATCGCGGCGCTCACACATCCGAAACTCGGCACTCCGCGTTACACGATGTTGACCGTCGAGGAATACACCGCATACGAAGACAAGTATCAAACGTCTCCCGAAGAACGCCTGCAGTTCGACGAACGAGGTATTCCGAAATGACCGTCGACAGCCCGATCTTTCGCATGCTGCGCGAGATCCGCGACGCGGACATGACACCGATCGACCGCGAACTGCTGCGGCCGGCGTTCGCCGCGCTCGACGGCGGCCCCGTCATCCCGCTCCCCGATCGCGTCATCGCGCGCGTGCGCGACATCCACGCGCGCATGCCGAAGTCCCGATAACCGCCCATCCCCACCAGGAGAAATCTCGATGAAGCAATTCGAAATGGACCGCACGCTGATCAAGATCGTCGCCGTAACGCCGGTGCCCGAATTCAAAGGCGAGAAGCGCGACCACGGTGTGAGCGTGACGTTCGAGCGCATGTTCGACAACACGATCCTCGACGAATTCGACCCGGACCTGCGCACGGCGCTGTACAAGCGCGACACCAGCAAGCCGGGCGCGGCGTCGGGCACAAATGCGGAAGGCCAAGGCGAGATGTCGCTTCCGCAACAGGGCATCAAGCTGACAGCGCGGAAGTGCCTCTCGATCCAGATGCCGATCAAGCTGAAGAAGGATCTCACCGGCTGGCAGATCGTGTATCACCGCGGCGCAAGTGATGCGTCCGAGATCAAGGCCGGTGATGTGAAGTTCTCCGACTTCACGCTCGTCGACGCATGCGAAGGCGGATCCGCGCTGCTCCGCTTCAAGGCCTACCAGAAGCTGCCGCCGGAGTTGCAGGGTTACGTCGACCACATGGCACAAACCGAAGTCGAATGCACATTCCGCGCGCCGGAAGCGAAGCAGGAAGATCTTGTCGACCAAGCGAAGAAAGGCGCACGCAGCCAGAAGAAGACAGCGGCTGAGAAGGCGGCCGCCGGCGACGATCCATTCGCCGGCAGCGATCTCGCGCGCGGCGCCGAGAACGGCCCGGCGGACAGCGGGCATCCGGCCGAAGAACCTGCCGAGCAATAGCGCGCAGCCACTCGGCTCACCCGCCGCGCGCACGGCCCTCGGATAGCGCGGCGGTTTTAGGGCGGCCAGCACGAGCGCCCGTTTTTTCGGATCTCATGGGGCAGGAATGCGCAGGCTGATGCGCTAGTGCGGGATATGGGTTGCAGCGGTGCCGAGAGGCGGACTGCATGCCACGTTCGATTCGTGGACTCGCATGAAGGCCAATGCCGGAGATCAGCGCCGGCCCTGCCCCATGAGCTTCGAGACATCGAAGATGACGAACGAAATTCACTTGCCGTTGAGGCTTTATCTGTAGAGGAAGCGGCCATGACCGACAAAGTTCAGATCGGCGACGCGACGCTGTATCTCGGTGATTGCCGGGAAGTGCTCGAGACGCTGCCACGCGCCGACGTCGTTATCACCGATCCGGTTTGGCCGAACGTCCCGGCTGGGTTGTTGCAGGGCCACGATCGGCCGTACGAGCTGCTCGAGGAAGCGATCGGCGCGATGCGCCTGCCGAAACGCATGGTAATCGTCATGCGATCGGACAGCGATCCGCGGTTCCTGACGGCCGTTACGCCCCTGATGCCTTTCTTCGTCGCGCAGATCCTGCAGTACGTGATGCCCGGCTACATCGGCCGCAAGCTCGGCGGCAACGAAATCGCATATGGCTTCGGCGAGCCGATCGCGAGCGGGCCCGGCTGCCATCTGATCCCTGGCATGTCGCCGAAGGTCCAGCCGCGCGGCCGGAAGGCAAACGGCCATCCGTGCAGCCGCGCGCTCGAGCACTTCGACTGGCTCATGCGGTTCTGGAGCGAAGACGACGACATGGTGCTCGATCCGTTCATGGGCTCCGGCACGACTGGCGTTGCAGCAATCCGCGCCGGCAGGAAGTTCACGGGCATCGAGATCGAGCCGAAGTATTTCGAAATCGCCTGCCGCCGCATCGAGGATGCGCAGCGTCAGGAATCGCTTTTCCCGGCTACGCCGGCCCGCGCCGAGCAGAGCGCAATCGACTTCGCCTGACCCACAGAGGACACCCCCATGAACGACCAACAACAGAGCCGCGCTGATGCGCTGACGGATCAAATTGACGCCGCGATGGAGCTTGCACATCGATGGGCGACTGCTACCTATCACAAGGGGCTTTCGAAGCCATATGAAGATTTTGACGAGATTCGAAAACAACTGCGAATCGCACTTCGTGAACTCGCCGCGTCCCCTGTCGAGCAGCCCGCAGCAGCTACGTCGAACGAGCAGCGCAGCGCGATCAACGAGGCTGCTCGAGTGCTTGAACAAAACTGGGAACACGCGACCGCCGACAGCTTGCGCGAAGCATTCTCCACATGCTCGGGTGTCCGTTCTTCGCGGCCCGCAGCAGCGCCGGCCGACGAGCGGGCGGACGCGATCTGCGACAGCGCGTATTGCGCCGGTTTGCAGCAAGGGTTCTCGTTCGGCCAGATGGATGACAACGAAGGGCTGCGGAAAGCGCTTGAAGCTCGCGCCGGCTACGTGAAAGTACTGCGCGAAGCCCGCGCGGCAGCATCGCCCGCTGCGGAACACGTGCTGACATACGAAACGCAACCGGACAATATAGGCGCATGGCGTCTTGGCGAAGCGTGCCGAGCAGCGAAAGCTGGCGGTGATCTCATTGACCGCGGGCTTAGTTTATTGAAAGAACTGCAAGATCGTGGCTACGGGATCGTGGCGCTCACCGCCGCCCCGCAACCCGCTCACGCAGAGGCAGCATCGCCCGCTGCGGAGGCGGTGCCGGATGATTGCGACGTGCGAAAGATTCTCTTGAACGTTGTTCCGGGGATGGACGGTGAAGGTCACGAAGTCTACGCAAAAAGCGTAGCGGACGTTGAACAATTGCTTTCCGAAATGGGAGAGCGTCTGGATGCTTTCGAAGGCGCCCCGCAACCCGCGCAGGCCGACGCACCGGCAGAGGCGCGCGAGCCCGATCAGCCGAGCGAAGCGACTATCGATTTCAAGGGCCAGTCTGTCACGCTGTCCGGCGCGCAACTGCTCGAAGCGCTCGACTTCATCGCCCCGGATCGTGACATCGACCGGGAACAGCTTGAAAGCGAAGTGACGATCCAGTACGGCGAAGGCCATACCGGCAAGGGGCTGTACTGCTGGTGCACCGAGTATCCGGAGGAAGGCGCGATCTTCTTGGACGGTTCCATCCCGACCGACGTCAGCGCCCCCGCCGATGCGGGAGAGGCGACGGAACCGGTGTGCTGGATCGAGCGCGACCAACTCGCCAATCTGCAAGATCTCACGTCCGACGCATGGGTCTACTGGCGTGAAACGGGCCACGTCGCCGAGGCTGATGAAGTAGCGCTCTACGCCGCCCCGCCCGCCTCGAGGATGGCGCGCCTGACGGATGAGCAGCGCGAGTCGATCGAGCATGCGGCGACGTGGCTGGGTCGCTCCGAAGACTTACAGAACAAAGCGCATGCGAAGCGTCTGCGCGCCCTTCTCAATGGAGTCGACCATGCCGACTAACAATGCGCTGACGCTCGATTGCATTATGAGGATCATGCGCGCGGAAATCCCGCATGCATACTTCAATTCGCCGGCCGCGGGCGAACGTTTCGCCCGCGCCATCGAGAGCGAAGTTCTCGCCCCCGCGCAGCAGCCGAGCGTCGAGGTGACGCCTCTGAAGGTCGAGCGCCACAGCGACATGTCAGTTCTCGTCGTATTCAGTTCGTGCCGTCAGGCGTCAGTGTTTGAGCGAGAGATTGCCGCCCGCACCAAAGAAGGAGAATTTTCGGGGCAGCAGCCGAGCGGAGAGGTGACGGACTACGTGCGTGTGCCGGCGCGCGTCGTCGAGTTGCTCGCGATCATCAACCGTGATGGTGTGATCAAGCGCGCCTCGGAATTGCAGGAAGTGTATCGGCTAATCAACGCCGCCCGAGCGGGAGAAAAGCAATGACCAAACTCTGGATGCTCAATATTCAAGGCCCGGACGATATTGTGGCCGCGCCGTCGAAGGATGAGGCCGATGCTGTTGCCGCCGCATTCAACACGTATTGGGGAGAATATCTCGCGAAGCAACGAGCACAGTCGGTTGCTGATGGGCACGATCCAGACCACTGGCCGACCGTTACTGCTGTCGTTATCGAATGGGACGGAACCGCAGCCGAACACACGGAAAGCATCGCGAAATATTGGCCAGAGTATGCCGAGTATCTCAAGATAGACGCCGCCCGCACCCAAGGAGGAGAATCGTGACCACTCCCCGCATCAAAAACGACGACATCCTCGCGCAGCTCACGAGCGGCACGAAGACCATCTATCAGCTCGCATTCGCGCTTGGCGTTCAGCCTGCCGTTCTTCAATGTCGAGTCGACATGCTCTTTTATTCGGGCCGCGTTCGTATCGACTTGCGATGTACGAATGATCTTGGCTACTGCCTTGCGCCAGTCGAACCACCGCCGCGAGTGCCGCTCGATACACCGGTAGGTGAGCGACGCACCGGCCCGAACCTTCAATCGACGCTTGCCGGATACGATCGCGAATTCGCATGCCGCCGCGAGCTCGCTATGACCACGAGGGGAAAATGATGAAAGCACTTCGAATGAAAGACATCGTCGACAAGGTCGGCCTCGGCCAATCGACGCTCTACCGCATGATCGCGGCCGGCACATTCCCGAAACCGTTCGAGCTCGTACCAGGCCGCACGGCGTGGCTTGAGGAGGACATCGACGCGTGGCTGGCAGAGAAAGCCGGGAAGAAGCCGGCCGCTGAAAGGCCGGACGACAACATTACGCAGCTGTGTGCGCAGCAGGGTGCGTGAACGGCACAACGGTCGCGGTCTGCCCCGCGCAGTACCGCGCCCAGTCCTCCATCATCCCGCGCCGGCGCTCGAGCATATCTCGGCGCCGGTATGCGGAAACGGTCGTCGACGAGATCGTGTGCGCGAGCGCCTGCTCGGCGAGTGAATCGGGATAGTCTGTGCAGTCCGCAATCCAATCCCGGAACGTCGAACGGAACCCGTGCACTGTGATGTCGCTGCGGTCCATGCGGCGCAGCAACAGGAGCATAGCCATATTCGACAGCGGGCGCCCCTCCTTGTACCCCGGAAACAGCCATCCCCACTTTGCCTTTGTCGCGATCTGCATGCGCACGAGCTCGACGGCTTCGTCGCACAGGGGCACGCGCAGCTCCTGCTCTGCTTTCATCCGGTCACCCGGAATTGTCCAGACGCGCGCATCGAGGTCGAACTCCTCAGGCCGCGCGAACAATACTTCATTCGTGCGCGTCGCCGTGAGGATCAGCAGACGCAGCGCCTGCGCGGCGCGCTTGGGGCGCTGGCGCAGCGCCGCGAAAAACGCGGGCATCTCCTCCCACGACAGCGCCGGGTGATGCTTCACGCTGTTGCGCTTCTTCACCCGCGGCAGCACGCGATCGAGGTGGTCGACGTAGCGCGCCGGGTTGTCGCCTGTCCGGTGGCCGAGCACTGTCTCGGCATCGAGGATCGCTTTCACGCGCCCGCGCACGCGCCGCGCCGTCTCGCCCTTCTTCATCCAGATCGGCTGCAGGATGCGCACGATCATTTCCGTGTCGATGTCGCGCACGTCGATATCGCCGATCACGGGATAGGCGTAGGCTTCCAGGGTGGATGTCCACTGCTTCGCATGTTTCGTGTTGCGCCAGCCCGACGCGCGATCGGCGATGAATGCCTCGGCCGCCTGCCTGAACGTCACGCCGGGCGCTCCCTCGGCGGCTCGCATAACCTGCGCGCGCCGCCGCGCAGCGATCGGATCGATGCCATGCTTCACGCTCGCGCGGCAGTCTGCCGCTACCTTGCGCGCCGCGGCGAGCGGCAACACCGACAGCGAGCCGAGGCCCATCTCCCGCGCGCGGCCGGCGAGCGAGAAGCGGTAGATCCATGACCGCGATCCGCTCGCGCTGATCTGCAAGTACAGGCCGCCGCCGTCAGCGTAATATCCCGGATCAACGAGCTTGCCGATGCCGAGCGCGGTCAATCGATTCATCTGACGCGACGCCAT